TTTGATAGTTAAATTAAGAATGTGGTATGCCGATATACGAGGTCATCATGGTAAGAGATGGGATTACGAACCAGGTGATTATTATATGGGAAGTCATAAAGGACATTTAAAACATCAACGAAAAAAATAGAAAGTTAAGTTTATATTATGTATCAATTATCAGACTATCTTAACGCACTAAATTTTACTAAAGAAAAATTACTAGATACAGACGACCTTACGTGGGAAAAGAAGTATCCACCGTTTATAATTAACAAGTGTTTATCAATGTTTTATGATTGTATAGCACAAGTTAATGAGATGAATGGCTATCATTTCCTGGATAAGAAAACACAGTTCCATTTTCTACTAAATAGTATAAGAAAAAGAAAACGATTTGGTGGTAAGTGGTTATCACAAACCAAGTTGAAGAATTTAGAGTGTGTAAAAGAGTATTATGGCTACAGTAATGAGAAGGCCAAACAAGCTCTCAACATACTAAAAGACGAACAAATTGAATTTATAAAAGAGTCCTTGAATAAAGGTGGGAGAAAAAAATGAGTGAAGAAATTATTAGTTGGTCGCCTGACAGTATGTTAGAGGTAACACTCAAACAACCAGACGACTTTCTTAAAGTAAGAGAAACATTAACTAGAATAGGTGTTGCTAGTAGAAAAGACAAAACACTTTATCAATCGTGCCATATACTACACAAACAAGGTAGATATTTCATAACACATTTCAAAGAACTATTTGCTTTAGATGGTAAGAAAGCCACATTGGTAGAAAATGATATACAAAGAAGAAACACAATTACTATTCTTTTACAAGATTGGAATTTAATTGACATAGTAAAACCTACTGAAGCTGAAAACAAAGCTCCATTAAGTCAAATTAAAGTATTACCTTTTAAAGAGAAAAAAGAATGGACGCTATCAGCTAAATACAATATTGGAAAGAAAATTGAAGAAGACAAAGAAGAAGTGATAGATAGCAAAAATGCAAGTACCGAAGTTTAAAGATTTTATTACAGAAACGGATATAGGTCGTAAAGATAAACCTATAACAGTTGCTATGGTAACTGTTGCTGATTCAAAAGACCCAAAAGAAAACACTACTGCCGATCTTATACAAAAGGCGTGTAAGAAAAAAGGTATTAAGTGTGTTATTGTAAATACTAAATCAACTATCATCACAGCTAAAGACGAAGACAAAGGAACACTTACTGTTTACAACTATGATGGTAAACAAGGTGAACATACTTTTGTAGGTAGAGATACAGTTTGTATAACTAGAGGTGGCGCACTTGAAGATGAAGCAGGTCTTTCATTAATATCATCATTTCAAAACTCACAAGCGTTTATGATGAACACAAGAGCATCAATGTTGACTTGTGATAATAAACTAACATCAGCTTTACTATTTGAAAAATTTGGATTACCAACTCCAAAAACAGCATTCATTTCAAACGAAAACAATATTAAAAGTGGTGTTGATATGATAGGAGGGAAATTTCCAATCATATTAAAAACACTAACAGGAACACAAGGCGTAGGAGTAATCAAAATAGAAAGTTACGAAGGCCTTGTGGCGACTGTACAAGCGATGTGGAAACTAAACGCAGAACTTCTAATACAAGAATATATGCCTAGTGATTTTGATGTAAGAACATTTATAGTTGATAACAAAATATTTGCTAGTACAAAAAGAAGCCATAGTAGTTATGACTTTAGATCAAACACACACAGAGGCGCAGAGGCAGAACCTTATAAATTAAATGATGAAGAAAGAGAACTTGTATTAAAGGCAAGTAGAGTATCCAGAGCATACATGTGTGGTGTAGATCATATTATATTTAAAAACAAACCATATCTATTAGAAGTAAATGGTAGTCCTGGATCAGGCGCTGATTACGAAGGCTATCAACATAGAGATTACTATGCTGACGCAGAACCGGCTGGTAGAATAGATGGTGAACAAATGATGGCCAATGTAGTAGATCATATTTCCGATAGAACTCATTGGGATAGACAATCACTTATAGAAACTGGTTGGTTAGAAACAGTTGAGTTAGATGAAGTAGGTAAAGTAAGAGTTAAGTTTGACACTGGTAACGGTTCTCAGGCTTGTGCTTTACATGCTGATGAAATTTTAGAAGAAGGTAAAATTATTAAATGGAAATACAATGGTAAAACATTTAGTAAACCTAGACACGGTATAAGTAAAGTATTCAGATCAAATGCTACGAATGAACCATCTGAAACAAGACCAACTATATTAATGGATTTAACATTTAATGGTTTTACGTATAAAGATGTAGAAGTTGGTTTAGATCAAAGACCTAGATCAGGTTCCGACTTACTTGTAAATAGAAATTTAATGCGATTAATGAATATTAGTGTCAACCCTAATAGAACATTTGTATTGAGTAAACGTTTAAAACCTATTGATAAAAAAGGTAAAGATAAAAGAGTTGGTTTTGAACCAGATAAAGAAGACAATGACGAAAAATAAGCATTGACATTTAAGTCAATCTATGTTATATTATAAACAAATAATTTAAGGAGATATTATGCAAGAAGTGAAGTTATTAAGACTATCTACAGGCGAAGATGTAATTGCTAAAGTAGGCGAAAACGATCAAGGTGTAAGTTTACATAAACCATTTGTAATCATACCACAACAATCAGCACCAGGACAACCAATACAATTGATGATGTCGTTGTATAATGCTTTTGGTAAAAGTGATACAATTACAGTTACTAAAGATAAGATTGTCTTTATCACAGAACCGAAAGATGACATCAAATCAAATTACGAAGCAAACACAAGTAAGATAATTACTAAACCATCAGGACTTATAACAGAAACATCAATACCAAAACTTTAATGATAACTGTTTATTTTGTCCGTGACGGATCAAAAATAGCAGTAGAAGTTCCTGAAGGAACAACATTAATGGAAGCTGCTAGGGATTATTCAAAGGTTTCTATACCTGAAATACCAGCAGACTGTTGTGGTAGCTGCGCTTGTGCTACCTGTCACATACACTTAGACGAAAGATTTTACGAACCTGTTCCAAAAGAAACAGCTGAAATAGAATTATTAGAATACGAACCTGAGTTTAAACCAAAACAAAGTAGATTGGCTTGTCAAATAACATTAACAAAAAAACATGATGGTTTGACAGCAATATTATTAAAAGACTTATGATATTAAAAGTAGTGAACAAATATACAGCGGCAGAGTTTGTTTCTACTAGACACTATTCAGCCGTAATGCCTAGATTAACAAAACACTATCTAGGTTATTTTGATAATGAGGAGTTAGTTGGCGTGATTACATTTGGTTGGGGTACAAGACCTAAACACACAATACAAAAGTTATTTCCAGAGCTAGATACAAAAGACTATTACGAAATAGGTAAAATGTGTTTAGATGATAAATTACTTAGAAATAGTGAATCACAATTACTATCTTCAGCCATATCTTGGTTAAAAGAAAACACTACTATAAAATATTTGTTTACTTGGGCTGATGGTTTAGTTGGTAAACCTGGTTATGTATATCAAGCTGCTAATTTTTTATATGGTGGTTTTTCATTTACAGATACATATGTTTCAGAAACAGGTGAAAAGATACACCCGAGAACAATACAAGGACAAATACCAAATACTAAAAATCGTAAAGTAGGAATGAGACCAAATCCTGAACAATTAAAACAATTAAAATTGAGTAGAGTTAAAGGTAAACAATTTAAATATATTTACCCTATGAATAAAAAATTTAGAAAACGGTTAAAAAAATCTACTACAGAGTGGACTACAATCTATCCAAAAGATAAGGATTTAATTTGGAAGATAAAAAAACCAGGCGAAGAAAATTATACGATTACTACTAAAATGCCGTTTAACTTATCAAAAGAATATGTGTATAATAAGAAGAATGTAGAGTCGTTTAAAAGAGGAACTTTAAGTGAATTTTTATAAAAACGTTATTGAACATAGAGGCAAACTACTAATTCGTGGTGTGCATGATGGTAAAGACTTCAAAGAGAAATTAGATTTTGGTCCTACTTTATATTCTTTAACACAAGAACAAACCGAATATAAAACTTTACAAGGTCAAAATCTAAAACCAATTACATTTAAAAATATAGACGCTGCTCGTAGATTTAGACGAGATGTTGCTACTCAAAATTCACCTATCTACGGATTAGAAAGATACCATTATCAATATATTGGTAAAGAATATCCTCAGGATATTAAGTGGGACAAAGAAGCAATTAAAATCTTTACACTTGATATAGAAACTACTTGTGAAAATGGTTTTCCTGATGTAGAAAATCCTATTGAAGAATTACTTTGTATTTCAGTTAAAAATCATTCAAACAAACAAATTATAACATGGGGTGTCGGTGACTTTAAGACCGATAGATCAGATGTAACATATATTAAATGTAAGAATGAAAATCAACTCCTTATGGAGTTTATGAAGTTTTGGATTAAAAACTATCCAGATGTTATGACAGGTTGGAATACAAAATTCTTTGACTTACCTTACTTGATGAATAGAATTAAAATGGTGGCAGGTGATAAAGTGGCAAATAAAATGTCGCCTTGGGGTATAATTAAAAGTGAGGAGATAATTGCTAGAGGTAGAACTCAAACAGCTTATACTCTATTTGGTATTACTAATTTGGATTACCTTGAATTATACAAATGGTTTATACCACAAAGGCAAGAGAGTTATAAACTTGACTTCATTGGTCAGTTAGAACTTGGTCGTGGTAAAGATGATATGCCATACGCTACATTTAAAGATTGGTATACAAAAGACTTTCAATCGTTTGTTGATTACAATATACAGGACGTAGAGATTGTTGATGGACTAGAAGATAAACTAGGTCTAATTGATCTATCATTAACTGTTGCTTATGAGAGTAAAGTAAACTATGGTGATATATTTTCACAAGTTAGAGTATGGGATACTTTGATAGCAAACCATTTGATGAAAAAGAAAATCTGTGTACCTCCAAGAGAAGAACATATAAAAGACATGAAGTATGAGGGCGCTTATGTAAAAGAACCTCAACTTGGTCAATATAAGTGGATTGTTAGTCTGGATATAAACAGTCTTTATCCACATATCATTATACAATACAATATTTCTCCAGAAAAAATACTAGGAGTTAACTCATCTGGAATTTCAGTAAACAAGATGTTAGCCAAACAAGTATCACTCGATCATTTAAAAACAGACGGAACTTGTGTTACACCTAATGGTGCTTTATTTAAAACAGATAGTCAAGGTTTCTTACCAGAGATGATGGAAACAATGTATAATGAACGAGTTATCTATAAGAAAAGAATGTTAAAGGCTAAGAAGGAATATGAAAAAACAAAAGACCCTAAACTTGTAAGAGAAATATCTCGTTGTCACAATATTCAATGGGCAAGAAAGATTGCTCTTAACTCTGCTTATGGAGCTGTTGGTAACCAATACTTTAGATATTATGATGTAAGACAAGCAAGTGCCATCACAACAGCAGGTCAATTCATTATTAGGTTTATAGAAGAAAAGGTAAATAATTATTTGAATACTATTTTAAAATCGAAAGAAAAGTTAGATTACATTGTGGCCTCTGATACAGATTCAATTTATGTTACACTAGATAAGTTAGTAGAAAAGACCTGTGAAGGTAAAGACAATGATCAGATTTGTAATTTTTTAGATAAGGTTGTTGGTAGTAGAATTGAACCTTTTATTGAAAAGTGTTTTGATGAACTATCTGAATATACAAATGCTTTTAAAAACTGTATGGTTATGAAACGAGAAGTAGTTGCCAATAAAGGTATATGGGTGGCTAAAAAAAGATATATGTTAAATGTGTTAGATGAAGAAGGTGTTAGACTATCAGAACCTAAACTAAAAATTATGGGTATTGAAGCTGTGAAGTCATCTACACCACAAGTTTGTAGAGGTAAGATTAAAGAGGCAATCAAAACCATTATGGGTAAAGAACAAAAAGATTTACATAAACTTATTGCTGATTTTAAGAAAGAGTTTTTTACTATGTCTGCTGAACAAATATCTTTTCCTAGAAGTTGTAATAATTTAAAAAAATATAGACATGCTAGTAATGTATTTATTAAAGGTACACCTATTCATGTCAAAGGCGCTTTGATTTACAATCATCAACTTAAACAGTTTGGCCTTGGTCAAAAGTATCCTTATATACAAGAGGGTGATAAACTAAAGTTTCTTAAATTAGTAGAAGCTAATCCATTTAAGTTTGATGTTATTAGTTATATAACAACATTACCAAAAGAATTTAAACTAGAACAGTATATAGATTATGAAACACAGTTTGAAAAAACATTTTTAGATCCAATGAGATTTATATTACAAGCAATTGGTTGGACACATGAAGAAACTGCTAATTTAGAGGCATTTTTCGGATGAACCTGTTTATAGTCTTTGCTCTTATACATTGGGGTTTTGCTACAGGCGGCATATTGGCTATTAGAACTGATTGGTCTATACCTAGATTTATACTAATTATTTTACTAATTAAATATTTTTTGATAACTTATGAACTTTAAAACAAACGACAAATACGGTGTAATTTATGCTGACCCTCCTTGGTACTTTAAAAGTTATAGTAAAAAAGGTGAAGGTAGAAATGCTACACAACATTATCCTTGTATGAACCTTGAAGATATTTGTAAGTTGCCGGTTGGCGACCTTGCTAAAGACAACTCTGTATTATTAATGTGGGTAGTTGACCCATTATTAGATCAGGCATTTAAAGTAATAGACGCTTGGGGGTTTAAGTACAAGACAGTAGGTTTTACATGGGCAAAAACAAATAGTAAGAGTTTAGGTTTTTTTACAGGTTTAGGATATTGGACAAGATCAAATCCAGAAATGTGTTTACTTGCTACAAAAGGTAAACCAAAGAGAAACAGTAAGAGTATACCACAATTAGTGGTTGAACAAAGGCAAGAACATAGTAGAAAGCCAGATATTGTGTACAATCATATAGAAAATATGTTAGACGGTCCTTATGTAGAACTCTTTGCTCGTAGAAAAAGAAACAACTGGCATAGTTGGGGTAATGAAGTATGAGCTTGACAGGAGCACTTTTATGTTATATACTAATAATGTTAATACCAGTAGTATTAATGATAAAATGGAATAATGAAAAATAACACTCTTACTACAGATCAGGCATTGTATTGTTCAGGTATATTTAACGATTACTTTGGACAGTTTACTCGTATTGATCAATATATGAGAGATCAAAAGCTAAATCAATTAAACGATACTATATCGGCTAGTTTACCAGGCATGGGTCCTGAAACAGAAATCTTTGATAACTTTGATATGTCACCTGAAGATATGGAGTTTGAAATAACAGAGCCAGATAATACAACATTTAATTCATATTTAAATCTAATATCATCACACACTAATATGTCAAGTGTACCTGGTAAAAATTTAAAGATAGGTGTAAAAGAAAAGAAATCTAATAAATGGGTTGGTTTTATCAGAGCTGGTTCGCCAGTGATTAACATGAAACCACGTAACACAATGTTAGGT